TTGAAGAACCATCATATGAAAATGGGATGGCAACAATATTCATTGGGAATGCTTCAATGAAATCATACTTCAGGATAGGTTGGTTTTGTAATTTTTTAGGTTGGTTTTGCTTGTTTGGATTTTTCCAGAATCCTCTTTCGAATTTGATTATAGAAATCTTACTTTTATATTCTCTAGGGTATCTAAACCTAAAGAAATTATTTCCCTCATCAAATCCTTCCTGTCCGTCTTCATCACCATGGTAAATATCATATCCTCTGCTCAATGGATCAATCCAGTTTAACCACTCTTCAAAGATACGAATAGTATTATACTCTCTATCCACATAAAAGGACAAGTCAAAGTCAGTATAGATTCTACGAATAGGAAACCTTTCTAAGATGCCCTGACGACCACCGCTTTCTTCTGCCATGTCAAATGTTGATCCAGGCAGAGTCGCTTCGGAACATAAGAAATCATATGTCTCTGCAGTAGATTTAGATTGATCAAACAATCCACATCTAGTAAGATAACGATTTAGGTTTCTAATTCCTTTCTGTCTAAATCCAGCACCTGCTCTTCCAAGATTCAACGACACCATGAATTGGGAAGTTTGTGACAGTCCGCCAAATATTTCTTGAGCGTCGTCAATCTTTTTGTATAGCATCTCTGGCGAATATGTTGCCATCTAAATACTTTGAAACTACTTATATACTATGTATGCCGTATAGCGGAAGATATTTACCAGAACATCCAGAGAAGTACAAAGGTGATTCAAAGAACATAATTTATCGTTCACTCTGGGAGCGAAAGTTCATGAGATATTGTGACTTGACAGAGAGTGTAAACGAATGGCAGTCAGAAGAATTTTGGATTCCATATCCACATCCTATCGACAAAAGAGTTCATAGATATTTCCCAGACTTCTTTATCAAATATAAAGATAGGTCAGGAAAGATTAGAACAATGGTCGTTGAAATCAAACCAAAGAGACAAGTTGAGCGTCCAAATCAGAACCCAAAGCGTAGGACACAAGCATGGCAAAACTCTGTCAAAACTTGGATGATCAATCAAGCAAAATGGAAAGCGGCAAAAGAGTTCTGTGCTGATCGTAATTATGAATTCAAGATCATGACAGAAGACGATCTAGGAATCAAATGAACCCACTATCATCTTTTTACGGATTCAAAGGAAAAGAACTCGACGATCATACAGTTGATGAACTGAGAGCGATTGCGACTCGTTATCAAATCCCTAGAAGAACTCGTCTCAGAAAGGATGAGTTAGTTCGTGCTATCTCCAGAAACAAAAGATATCAAAGAAGTTCCCACGCAAAGTCAACTGTTGGTTGGAAGATTGAAGCGGAAAGAGATAGAATTATAAAAGGTGACATAGACACAGTAGATCTAAAAGTCAGAAGGCCTGAACCAGAGTTTGATCTTGAAACTTCTTATAGAGAAGAGACTGAAACTATCGGTGAAAGGATCAGGAGAAAAGCAATACTTGAAAGAAAGACTGATGCTGACTGGTATGCCAATGAATTGTTTACTGAACTTTCTGAATACTCTTCAGATCCAAGGATCGGTGATCTCTGTTTCTTCTCGTATAGAGCAGAGTTTCCAGAAAAGCATCCATTCTATGACACCAGACCACTGTCATATATCCTAGGAATTACTGAAGATCTAATCATTGGTGCCAACTTGCATTACCTAAATCCTGCACTAAGAGGAGCAGTTGCATCTGCCATCATAAATAAGAGACAAGTAGACTTTTCAATTGGTCCTTTACAAAAGACCATACACAGTTACCTTCCAAGTAACATGGGTGATTTATATGCTGTTCCTGTCGATAGAAAGGAATGGGTTGATGTTTCAGAACTGGTAACTGAAAGATTTGTAGATCCCAAAGGGGTCTATGTAGAACCACAAACCGCTTGGGATAGTATCTAATGAGTACAAATGTAAATACATGGGCATATCCAGCAGATGATATTGCAGGTGGGTCAGGGAATACATTGCGAACTAAAGGAAAAGATCCAGGAAACACTAGTTCTGATGATAGACTTGTAGTTAAATATACAGATGGTAAGTATTATCCTGTAGAGACAAGGTACAATAAAACTGATGGATCATCTACAGCAGTTATTGTTGTAAGAGAAACAAAAACTACAACATCTAAAACAACTGGACACGCATCAAGAAGTTCATCTACAAGAACTACTACAACAGTTCGTGATCTTCCAATTGTTTTATATACAACGGATAGTGACGGAAACACGAAACTTGGTGGTACTGGAGAAAAGGATAACCCTGGAGTACCGAGAGGATTGACAGGTGTTGGTTCTCAAACCACCACTCCAGATCAAGCAGCAGAAATTATTAGCACTGCATTGGGAAAAGATAATACTCCTTTATCTCAAAGTGAATTCTTCGAACAAAATAATTCAAGAGTAAAAGATTTATATCAATCAACTAATCCTGGACAGAGAAGATCAAAGAGGTCTGGAGGTAGCGATGCCGTAGAACCTGAATTAGCAACTGCACCTGCAACTGCAGAAGAACCAACACAAGCAGTTCCTGGTCACGATCAAACTGCTGATCCAACCACGACTGATGATGGAACAAGACCATCTAATAATGAATCAACAGAAGAACCTCAAAAACCTGTCCTAACACGAGTACGAGAAGGAATAGATGCAGTTGCAGATTTCATCAGAATCAGTCCCGAGGACATTGCAGCGTTAGAAGAAAAATTAGAACAAGGTGGAGGAGATGCAATCCAAAATGGTAAATATCCATTTGATGCAAACTATGGTAGTTACTATGGTCAAGACTATTGTTGTATTGAACAATATAGATATCAACCACCGAGAAGAGATCAAATTTTTAGTGAAGATCCAATAAAAAATTATAGTCAAGGAAATCAAAGATTAAGTCCACTCAAGCAGCGTATTGCAAGAGTTGATTTACCGATGCCAAACACTCTGGCAGACTCCAATAATGTTTCTTGGGGTTCTGATGTAATGAATAACTTGTCTGCAGCAATTACATCTGGAGCGTTAAAAAATCCAGGCATGGTTGCAGCATTAAGTCTTGGTGCTGGTGCTGCAGGTTCAGCAGTTGGAATTCAAGGTATGCAAACTTTAGGTGCATTGCTTGGTGTAGCAGCAAGTGCTTCCAATAAAGATGCAGTTATTGACAAACTTAAAGACATACCAAATGTAGCAAAAGAAGCAATCACAGGTGACTCACAACTCTTAATTCAATCTGCCATTGGTTCTAGAATTCTTGCCGCTGCTGGTGTGGAAGTTTCACCTGAAACATTGTTAGCAAGAGGTCTTGGAGTTGTTCCAAATAGTAACATGGAACTCCTATTCAACTCTCCAACCCTTAGAGAATTTTCATTTAATTGGAGATTGAGTCCAAGAGATGAAAATGAAGCAGCAGAAGTAAAGAAGATTATCCGTTTCTTCAAGCAAGGTATGGCGGCGAGAACTCTATCAGCACAAGCAGGTGAAAGAACTCTATTCTTAGGAACACCAAACATCTTTAGAATCCAATTTAAAACTGGAAGTGATCAAATTATCGAGGGTGTAAATAGAATTAAACCATGCGCTGTAACTGGAACTTCCGTGAACTACACACCAGAAGGTGCTTGGGCTGCATATGATCAAGGACAACCAGTTAGCACAGTTCTCTCTATTAGAGTACAAGAACTTGAACCAGTCTATGCTTCTGACTATAGTCAAAGTGTAATTGCTAATAGAAAATCTGGTCAACCAGCAACTAGAATTGATACCTTTGAAGAAACAGAAACAGTATTTGATGGAGATCAAGTGACATCAGAAACCAGAACGGTTCCATATGAAGTTGCATACGGTGAAGGAGATCTTTATTCAATTAGACCATCGGAGGTAGGTTACTAATGTCTTACTTTAGAGAATTACCAAACATATCAGCAGTCTCCCAGTTACCTGGAAAAACGAGAAGTGATGAAAGAATTTTAATTAAGAACTTTTTCAAGAGAGCACTACTTAGAACAGACATCGATAAGGCAATCACTGCCTATGATTTCAGAGTAATTAAAGAAGGTGAAAGACCTGATATCATCGCGAATAAAGTTTACGATGATCCAGAATTAGATTGGGTTGTTCTCATAACAAACAACATCACTAACATTAGGAATCAATGGCCTCTTAGCAATAATGATCTGCACAACTACATGATAGAAAAGTATGGATCTGAAGCAGCACTCAGTGATGTTCATCACTACGAAACAATTGAACTCAGAGATGAATTCAATCGAACTGTTTTAGAATCTGGATTAGAAGTTGACGCTGACTTCACCTTCACATATACACCATTGAATGGAACACAACAAACAATAAGTGCTGCTGGACCAGTTTCAAATTACACTTATGAAACTCTAGCAAATGATGCAAAGAGAGTTATCAGAATCTTAAAACCAGAATTCCTTGGTGCTTTACTCAGTGATATGAGAAGTATCATGAAGTATAATACATCTTCTCAGTTCTTAGACAGAAGCACCAAAGTAACATATAATCCTAAAGAATTTGGGGTATAAAAAAACCCTCCTTTCGGAGGGTGTGAAGGTCAGGAGTTGACCAGTTTAGCGAAGTAGTTGAGAGAATCATCCTCGTCTTCATTGTTTGAAGGAGTGATGTCTGGGTCGTTGAAACCACCACTGCTAGAAGTAGTTTGGGGTTCAGAGTAGTCTCCACGACGCTCACGCTCCCACTGTGCTTCTTCTTCCTGAGTTTCAGGATCTTGCATCTTAGGAGTACCTTTGATGCCAAGAGTGAAATCAAGACGCTTCTTCAGATCATCGTAGGACTTGAAGTTCTTAGGATCAAGGAACTCATTGAGATCGTGGAGATTGTTGTAGATCTTCTCCAGTTTGTCATCATCATCAAAGAGTGCAGAAGGACGAGCAAACTCACTGCTGTCGTAGTTCTGGTAACCAGCAACCTTGCGGATCTTGAGTTTGAAGTTAGCACCAGTCCAGAAATCAAAAGGATTGATGGGTTCTTCGTCAGCGAACTCAGGCTTCATTGCTTCCATGATCTTGTCATGGATCTTCTTACCATACTTATAGAGGAAGACTTTGCCTTCGTTGTCAGGGTTAGCAGGATCACTGACAACAAAGATGTTGCTGTAGTAGGACAGTTTACGCTTTTGCTTGCGTGCCTGCTCCTTGCCAGCATCAGTGCCGTTATTCCACAGACCAGAGTTGTACTCACAAACGGGACACTTCTGCTCTTTGGTGGTCAGACATTGGTCGATCAACCAACCACCAGGGCCTTGGAATGCATGAGTATAGACTCG